CCAAAGAAGCTAAAAATGGCTTTGATGCCTTCTACATAGTACCCTATGGTGTTGTCATATATCCATTCACCCATACCTTTAATAGCATCCCAACCTTGAGCCAGAACCTCTTTAAATTTTCCCCAGAGGTCTCCGAACCATTCTTTGAATCCTTGGACTAAATTGAATACAGCTTCACCCAACCAACCACCAATACTTCTAAGGGTTTCTTCCCCGAACAATCCCAAGGTGAAGAATTCTAGGATACCTCCACCGAATGACACTACAGCATCCCCGATACTCCCGCTGATTTGCCATGTTCTGAAGGCTTCATAGAACCCGTTAAGCAATGCCAGTCCAATGGTGATGGGTAACAATGCGAGTTTGGCCACAAATTTTGGGATGACTTTGGTGAATAGTTTTTTGGCTCCCACGGCCACACCCGCTAACATAGTGGTGAAACTACCCACTAAACCGGCTGCGAAGCCACCTATGCCACCCAAAAGTCCACTGCCTAAGCTATCCCATATACTGCCATCACCACTACCAGCACCCGCTGCTCCGGCTCCACCATTCTTACCGGCTTTACCATTCTTTACCTTCAGTAATTTCTTCTGGAACGCATTCTGTTCCCGACGATTCTCTTCTGAACTGTCAAGAAATTTGTCCAATGATGCGGCAGCACTACCAGTGTTAACTTCAATCTGTTTCAGAATCTCATTGTTCAAAACAGAGGCTTCTTCACCAACTTCAGTTAAACGAGGGGTATCAATTACCTGTCCTTGTTCAACTGGAGGAGCCACCGGGGTAGGTGCTTCCACGGCTGGTAATGGTGCCGATGGTGCGGATACCTCTGCTGTCTGGGTGCTACCGGCTTTAATCTGTTCGATAATCCCCTTTAATTCGTCGGTGGAGAATTCAATAAATTCTGCCATGTCTTCTTTATCGGCACCCAGAGACCCCATTTCTTCGCGGATACCTTGTTGGAAACCTTCTATAAACGCTTGCTCATCAAATGCCCCGGCCTGTATTTCACCATGAATCTCACTTATCAGTTCTGGAGGAATAATGTCTGTGGTAAAATCACCACCATCAACATTACTGGCACCTACCTCAGATAGAGATAATCCACCATACCCTTGTAATGTATCACCACCTTCTTCCTCATCGTCACCGGAGGCTGTACCACCACCTTCGGATTTTGTGTTGGTGTTAATCTTCTCTAGCAGTTCTGACTGACGTTCGATGACAGCATTACGAACCTCATTAAGATGTTGCAGTTTTTTATCTTTACGCTCACGGAATTTATCACCAAAGAATTTTGCAGTCATGGCAATGAAAGGGGAATCCATGGTTGCAGCCGTTAAAGCACCAAAACCATCTACCAAATGGTCTGTAATCTTTTCCCCTATACGGTTATACACTTTTGTGTTAGAATCAGTAGCAGCACGCGCCTGACGAGCCATGGCCAGAATTTTCTCTTGGGTCTCACTTTTTTCTACCACGGTGTCCAGCACAGTAATCACACTGTCAATTTTCTCTCTGGATTTTGCTTGGTCTCGCACGGAAGCAGTCTGGTTGTCAACCATGATACCGGCCAAGGTTTCCATCTGCGTTTTCAGCATAGGGGAAGCATCGTCCGGCATACCATTCTCAAGAGACTGGATAGAATTAAAAAGGTCCACGTAACTGTCAATAGAATCAGTGTGGAATTTTTTGTTATCGTTGGCCAAGTCTTTGTTAATCTTCCCGAGCGCGGTTAACTCTTCCTGCATTTTATTGAAGGTTTCTTGTTGAGGGTCTGCCTGACCCTCGTTCTGAGTCCCGCGTGCGCGTGCGTTGGCTTCTCTGGCTCTATCGTTAACGTCTGGCTGCTTTGAGTCTTGCGGCATTTTGTTCTTCTCGCTCTCGTTTAGCTTTTAAGTGTGCTATAAGTTGAAATGTGTATATTTCTCTTTCATAAGGAAGCATGTTCTCAAGTTCAGAGATTGATACAAGGTCTTGAAGCATTAATTGGAATGAGACCTTATAATAATTCTCTATGTTGTCATTACAAATAATTATCCTAAAAAATCGTACAATCCCCGTACACGTAGGGTCTCTTCGTTACCACATTTTTCACATTTGTGTGCTACCACAATTTCAATATTGGGTAAGGAGTCAATGTACTTTTTAACTTCTTCTAATTGAGGAGAGGTTAATTGGTCTACAAATGTTTCCATGTCTTCGCGGGACTGGTCTTTGGCATAGTTCACCACATCACCCTCCCAAATAGATTCGATACACTCCACCAAGGTGTTGGCAGTGACATCGGAAACTTGGTTTGCTTTGGACAGGGTTGCTATCAAATTGGCCTTGGGAGGCTGGAGTTTGATACCTACGGTGTCTGATAATTTGATTGAACTGTTGATAATCTTTGAGGTATCGACTACAATGTCATTAATGTTCTCTGTGTAAGTGCTAAGATGGTTACATATTTTGCCATCGACAACCGCTTTACATTTAACATTTAGCTCAAAGTCTTCCCCTTTGGAATACGCGCGTAAACGAATAAGCACGTATTCAAGGTCAAGAAGAGGTAACGATTTAACGTCTACCTTCTCAAAGGTACAGTTCTGGATTATCTGGATGATTATATCCGAAATCTCTTGTGGTTCTTTACCGGCCATGGCAGTCAACAGCATCTTTTCCTCTTTCACAAGGAACGGACGTATCTTTATCTTCTGTTTACTCATGGGCAGTTCCATGCTATAAATGGGTGCTTCAATAACGGGTAATGCCATAATTTTATATCCTCAGTTTAACCTATCCAGTCTGCATCATGGTATGCTAATGATACTGACCAAGTGGTCACTTCGTTTTGTGATGAATTGTCATATTGAATTTCTGATAATGACAGGGGGTAAACGTCTATCAATCTCCACGAATACGCCACACTATCATCTCTATTTAGTTGCTCTATTTTCAGGTAAGCTCTTGTAAAATCGTCAAAGTAGCCGAACCCGTTGCTGGTCACAATCTCTTCGTACCAGTCTTCAAAGAAACTCCGGTTGGTCATGTTCTCATCGTCTCGGAATGTTAATACCGCTTCTGATAAGATTGAGTCATAAGGAATCTTCCACGGTGCCGAATTTTTACCATCTCGGTACTCGGTGGTGGCCAAGGATATTGCTGGTACCTGTGCACTCAAGCACAACTCGGGTTTTGGGGGTACCGCTGGACCTGACAGCCGAAACCGGTTGCTTCGGACTATTTCTTTGAACTCGCTTTTAAAACTTTCTACGTTTGCCATTCTCGATACCTAATTCTTTCTCTGTGAAAACTTTAAAATCCATTTTGTTCCGGTGCGCCCATTTTTCAGCCGCGTGCCACTTTGCTTGATTAATCAGATACCGCTCCACTTCTATGATGTATCGACGGGTTTTCCTTCCTGTTTTCTTCGGTGGTCTAGTGAATACTTCTGGTTTTATCTCGATTATTCGTTCTTTTAGCCCATTAGGGGTTTTATATTTGAGATAAATATCTACAAAGTATCTATGTACTTTTTGGTCAAGTGGGTTTACATAAGGAACCACAACTTCTTCTGAATTCCACAAAACAACCTTGTCTGATAAATCACAATACTTGAACATTTTCAATTCATAAGTAGACCTCCACACAATCTTGGAGAGGTCTCCTTTGTATTTCTTAGGGTTTTGCGGATAATACTTACCTTTATATGCCATAAATATATTTATACGGAGAAATATATGACCGAAGAACCTAAAAATAAAATATCACAATCCCCTAAACTGTTTGAGTTCCCTAATAATGAGGATTTACAAGTGACTATGGTGGTTAAAACAAATGCTGGCCAGCCAGATAGAATGAAAAAACAGGATAAAATAGCACAATCTCCTTGGAGTAAGGATAAGTAATGGCTTCATACCCGATAACAGATTTTATAGCTATACTGCCAACACCGACCAACCTATCATTTTCTTTTGCTAAGGATTGGGGACCGGAAGCCTCTAATGCGTTCAGTGGTGATGGTATAGTGGAAGGATTAGAAAATGCCGCTGGACAGGTAGTGGGTGCCGGTATGGGTAACTCCATGTCTGCTGGAGTGGGTGCTGCTAATGGTATAGCCTTAAACAAAAACGAAAAGGCATTGTTCCGTACACTGCCTTTCAGAACAATTTCATTTTCTTGGAATCTGGTGCCAAAATCTGCCGGTGAAGCAGAATTATATGAGGCCATGATTCACTATTTAAAGATAGTGACAGCTCCCGGTGACCCGGAAGGTAAAGCTGTTTGGAAATATCCTGACACATTCTCCCTTGAGATTAAATCCAAGGTAGGAGGTTTTATTGCATTCAAGACACCAGAAATGGCCTGTACAGATTTGGTGGTTAATTATACCCCTCAAGGATTCTGGACAAGTCATAATGATGGCCAACCTGTTGTAACCGGATTACAAATGAGTTTCATGGAAAGAGAATTGGCCGTTAAAGAGAAAATCCAAGCCAAGGTGATTATCTAATGTATTTCGGCAACTTTAATCCAATCGCTTATGAGGGTATTAATGTTACTGATATTACCACTCGCGTAGCTTTTTTGGACACCATTAAGAAGAACAATTTTCTGACCTTTGAATATCAAGTAGGTGATGGGGAATCCCCTGAAGCCATTGCATATAACTTCTACGGTGATGCTTCGTTACACTGGATTGTCCTGCTGTTAAACGACATTTATGACCCCATATATGGCTGGCACCTTGCGTATGAGGAAATACTGACCTATATGGTTGACAAGTATGGGGATTTAGATGAAGTTGGAGGTGGTTATGGTGGCATTCACCACTGGGAATTCGACGGAATGTGGCTGGATGAAGTTAATCAGGTTTCTTCTGTTGCCAGTATCACGTCCGGGGGTACCGGGTATGAGGTAGGAGACCGGGTTTATTCGGTTGAGGATTCTATTACTCACGCGGATTTTGAGGTTACCTCAGTATCAGGTGGAGTGGTAACGGGATTAACCGTTGTCGATGGTGGAGTGTTCCTAACCTCTGCTGACACGGCTTTTACCCCTTTGGGTGGCCATGGCACAGGTTTATCAATAGAAGTGGCCTATTCGGTTCCCACGGGTGCTGTTGCGGTATCTAATCGACAATACGAAGAAGGATTAAACGAAGAGAAGCGTAGGATAAAGGTACTCTATTCTACACACGTAACACAAATCATACAGGAATTACAATACTTGGTGAACGATGGAAAGCGGTAATTATAATTTGATGTCTCTGTTTATCGGTGGTGCCGATTTCAGACAGGGGTATAAACAGGTGGTGTTTTATGAAGACATTTTCAGTAATGAAATGTCCGGGTTCATTGACATAATAGAAACCGAGTCTGTCAGAGAGTATTTCCAAGGGTTACCTGATGGTATCATAGGAGAGGAATACCTGACATTATCGTTTGCCAGTCGTTTCCCGAACGGGACACAACAGGATACTATAACAAAAGTGTTCTGGATTAACAAGTTAGAGGAGTATGCTCACAATTCACTTCCTCAAAGAACCTATCGACTACACTTTATTTCCACTTTCCACCAAGCAAACTACAGCAATCGGAACCGTAAAATCTGGGAAGGTAAGGCAGATGAGATTGTCAATTCCATTGTGACCAGCCAAATGGGTGGCTCCATGAACCAAATTGACCCGGCCAAGTATAAGAATGAGTACATCTTTCCGAACTGGACACCTTATCAGGTTGCCAACTTTTTGTCCACTGTGGCCATATCATCGGCTTACAATGACCCCAAGTATTTGTTCTATGAGTGCCGTGACGGGTTTAATTTTGTGTCCCTGAGTCATTTGATGGACAAACCGATTAGTCACACCATGACAGCTACCATGTTCACTCACGGTGCCACTGATGTCAACCGGTTCAACATCCAGACCTATGCTTCCCGAGCACTGTTTGACAATGCCATGAACGAATTTACCGGGATGTATGGTAACACGTTTATCTCTTACGACAAGATTAATAAAGAATTTGAGGAGACCACACAGACTTATACCGGGTCTTGGGGAAAGTTTAAGCACGTAGGGGAGAATAAGCTGACCAAGAAATTCTCTGAGTCACCGAAGAACCGGTTCCTGTTCATGTCCATAAATAAAGAGGACAACCCCGGAATATATTCTCACACGGATGAATGGACAAAAGAGCTATTGAACCGGTCAAATCAACCAAAGAACAACGTGTTTACGGTGACCTATACCGGCAACACCTCTTTGAAAGTGGGTACCACCATTGAATTTGACATTAAATCGACCAAGGATGACGGACAAAACCCGGACAGAATGCTTTCCGGTAAATATTTGATTACCCGGATTAAGCACACCATACTGAAAGACGATTACACCTCTGTAGTAGAGATAGTGAAGGACGGATATGCCCGGTAAAATGCTTTATATTTATATACATAGATGTAAAATTAGTGGCAAATCTTATATAGGTCAAACTAATAATTTACACCAAAGATGGATTGCACATAAATCAGAAGCAAGAACCGGGTCTGCGTATGCTTTCCATAGAGCAATAAGAAAATATAATGAAGAAAATTTCTACCAAGAAATATTATTTTCCACACCACACAGAGAAATAGCCAATAGAGCAGAAATATTTTTGATTGCTTACCATAATACTTTTGGTAATGGATACAATTTAACAGTTGGTGGTGATTCATTAGGAACCGGGACAAATCACCCGGTGTATGGAATGAAATTCCCAGAACAATCAAAAAAACTAGCCGGTAACGGAAATTATTTTTATGGTAAAACAGGTGACAAGAGTCCCTCGTTTAGTGGTTATTATATAACACCTTGGGGTAAATTTGGCTCGACTTATATGGCATGTAAAGATAAAAATGTATCAGAAATGACAATTTTAAAATGGTGTAAAAACCCAAACCAGATTATTAATAGTTGGAATTTAAGACAATCCAAATATTTAAAATCGTTTAAAGAATCCCCTGTGAATAAAACATTTAAAGAATTGGGGTTTGATTTTGAGGAGCAGAAATCATGAGCACAAAACCAAAGTTTTTTGGAACCGAAGTACAATGGTATTTTGGGGTAGTTGAAGAGAATGATGATACCACTGCCAAAGATGGCCATAAGTTAGGCCGCTGTAGAGTTCGCTTATTGGGTATCCATTCAGAAGAAAAGATTCCTGATGACAGCTCTGGTGAAGGTATCCCGGTTGATAAACTGTTGTGGGGGTACCCGATTGTCCCTCCCATCTACTCTTCCATGAATGGAATAGGGGTATCACCGGGAACCAAGATAATGAAAGGCTCGTGGGTGATGTGTGCTTCCTTTGATGGTCTGGCTTCACAAGAAGTGTTCATCTTCGGTACCATTGGAGGTATACCCAAAGAACGATTGAATCCAGACAACCAAGGATTCTGCGACCCGGATGACATCTATCCCAAGGACGATTTCATGGGGGAAGAGGACACCAATCGACTGGCACGCGCGGAAAAATTAGATGAGACCTGTGTAAAGATTAAAAACGATGACAGGGATTTGAAAATTGACGAGGCTTTTGAGAGCGATTGGAACCAACCAGAATCCTATTACAAAGCCAAATACCCTTTCAATCAGGTATTTGAATCTGAACACGACGAGACAGACCACGGTCATGTCATGGAGATAGACGACACTGAAGGGGAAGAAAGACTCCACTGGTGGCACAAATCAAACTCTTTTACTGAGATTGACAAGGATGGTAATCGCTCCGTCAAGATGCAAGGGGACGATTATGAGATAATTGTAAAGGACAAACACGTTTATGTCAAGGGTGATGTGACCATTACAGTTGATGGTGATGCCAAGATGTTGATAAAGGGTGATGCCAAAACAGAAGTTAAAGGGGATACAGACCTCTTGGTTCATGGTAACACCAATGCCGAGATTAAAGGTAACACAGACCTCTTGGTTCATGGTAATGCCAATGCCGAGATTATGGGTAACACAGATTTATTAGTCGGTGGCAATGCCAATGCAGAAGTGGTTGGTGATGTATCCTTAATTGTTGGTGGAGACGTAACAGCCACTGTCGCGGGGGATGTCACAGAGACTATTGCCGGGACATGTACCACAACCGCACTTCAGGGTATTAATTTAACAGCACTGGCTAATGTTTCACTAACTGCCGCTGAAGACATAACCATTATCTCTTCGGGAGCCATAGCCATAGCCGCTCCCTTAGTCACCCTTGCCGGTGTGGTTTTGATTAATGGCATAGAACAATTCGAGGAATAAATATAACAATGGCACTACAAAAGAAATTTATCGACTTGGACTTCAATTTCGGAACACACCCCGAGACCAAGGATGTCGTGCGCGTGTTTGATGAAGCCTCTATTAAAGCCGCTGTCAAACATTTGGTACTGACCAATTTTTATTCGCGGCCTTTTCATCCAGAAATCGGGTCTCAGGTAGCCGGGTTGTTGTTTGAGCCTAACAGCTACATAACACAGTTTGCCATAGAGAACAGTATCACTCAGGTGGTAGACAACTTTGACGAACGAGTAGACGTGAATTCAGTACAAGCCGAATTCTCTGATAGTGAGAATGCGTACAGAATACAAATATATTTGGATGTCCGGGGCTTACTGGAATCCGTAACAATAGACTTTTT